CAAAACGTCTCAGTGCAAGTATTTCGATGCCTCTTGCCAGGGCAGGCTTTGGACATTCAGGGTATTTATTCGGAACAGATTTCTTTGTGTTAGACGATCAACCAGGTACGGTTCCTGCAACAGGTCTCGCCCTCTCTGCTACGGTTTGGTGTGTTCCTACCGTTTGTCACTATGGACAGGCATACAGTGCAACTCGATGGATTGAACCTAGCAACTATAAAAACTGGGATCAAGATCCAACAGGGGAAGATGCGGCCTCTCTCTTCTACGGAGGAGGAGCTTCCGGTCTGTACTCAAGCCTCACCACTCCAATCAATAATAGAGAGCGTGGATACAAGGGTGTTGCTTACATTTATGAGTATTCCTAATGCAACATTCTGATTACTTAGAAAGCATCCCAGATTCAGCAAAACTATTGGCAGCAGGAGTACCACCAATGGCTTCAGTATTAGGCTTGACAGTAGAGGAATGGTCTTTTGTCCTTTCTGGCGTATTAGCTTTGATGTTCATTGTTGAAAAACTGTATAGGTTTTGGAAATGGGCTAAACAAAAGAAAAAGAAAAATGAAGATACTAACGGCTAACCGTTGGCTTATTGGGGCAGCTTCGGCTGTCCTAATTAGTTCAGCAGCACTGTGGGAAGGAACTAAATATGAACCCTATCTCGATGTGGGTGGAATTCCAACTGTCTGTATGGGATACACTGGCAAGGACGTGGTTTGGGGAAAGCGTTACAGCCCTCAAGAATGCAACGACCTCTTACGAAAAGAGCTTGCAGAACATGGCAAAGGTGTCCTCGGATGTACGACAAAGGAGCTCTCGCTAAATCAGTATAACGCCTACACGTTGTTCACATATAACGTAGGAGTTAGTAACTTCTGTAAGAGTCGTGCAGCTAAGCTGTTTAACGAAGGGAAGTTTAAAGAGAGCTGTGATGCTTTAGCATTCTCGCCTAATGGCTCTCCTGCGTGGAGTTATGCTGGAGGGAAGTTCTACAGAGGACTTCATAACCGAAGGCTCTATGAGCGTTCAATGTGCCTAGGAGATGGAGTTGTCTACAAGAGCTAACGTTATTGCAACCTTGATCGTTCTAGGGGCCTTGCTGGGCCTTCACTATTACGACAAGGAACAAGCAATCTCTCAGGTTAAACGAGAGTATGCTATTAAGAGTGCTGAAGTGATTACGAGGACTGAAAGAGCCACCCAGGCTCTTGAAGCCTCACACGTTAAGGAAGTACAAGAGAAAGATGAAAAAATCAACCGCATTTCTGCTGACCTTGACGTTGCTATTAAGCGCTTGCAGCACCGTCCACTACGCTCCAGCAGTCCCAACCCTACCAGCGATACAAGAGCCTGCCGAGGAAGCGAGCTTTACAGAGAGGATGCAGAATTTCTTACAAGGGAAGCTGCCAGAGCAGAAAAACTAATTGAAGAGCGTAATTACTACTACAGAGAGTATGAGAGCGCTAGGAGTAAACTAAATGATCTCAAAAGACAAGCTGATTGATGATGCTGGTCGTCCTTTAACTCAATCCTTGTTCCTTGAAATTGGTTATACAGATTTTGCTGTATTCACTTTGAAGGAGCAAGACTATGAGTATAACGGAAAGACCTATCTGTCTTTGAAGCGTATCTACTTGGAAATGGAAGACCCTACTGAATACGAATTTGCATCTACAGCATTGCTAGGATGGAAACACTGGCAACGTCTGTGTGAGAATAAGCAGATTCGTAAACATATTGACGAATGGCGAGAAGAACTGGAATATAAGCTACGTTCTAAGGCTGTTAAGTATATGCTCACTTCTGCCAATGCTGGTAACTACCAAGCAGCTAAGTGGTTTGCAGATAAGGGGTGGGCACAGAGACAAGCAGGCCGACCTACTAAGGCAGAGCTTGAAGGACATAAAGAAATGGAAACACGTCTATCAGCAGAGTTTAATGACGACGTTGTAAGACTATTCCAAAGGAGCTAATATGGCAACAGAAGAAGAACAGTGGCGAGTAGATGCCAAGAAGAAACTAGAACGAATGCCTGAAGAGGCAAAGCAAATTAGAGAATTGGCACTACAAGACCTGTACTTCTTTGCTCGCCTTGTTAATCCAGGATATGTTTACGGAGAGATTCATAAGGATTTGTTCAAATGGATGCAGGAGTACAATCTATTCGGTTCTGGTGGTAATTTAAGCACCAACAAGCTGCTTATGCTTCCACGTGCTCATTTGAAGAGTCACATGGTTGCTACATGGGCTGCTTGGATTATTACTAAGCATCCAGAAGTAACAATTTTCTATGTATCTGCTACAGCAGAACTTGCTGAGACACAGCTCTATGCTATTCAGAATATTATTGGTGGTACAGTGTATCAACGATACTTCCCTGAATATGTAAACCCACAAGAAGGTAAACGAGAAAAGTGGAGTCAACGGAAATTCTCTATTGACCACGTAACACGTAAACAAGAAGGCATTAGAGACGCTACAGTCTCCACTGCTGGTCTTACAACTAACACTACTGGATGGCACGCTGACATCATTATTGCTGATGACTTGGTTGTCCCTGAGAACGCTTATACGGAAGACGGTCGAGACAGTGTTATGAAGAAGAGCTCTCAGTTTACGTCTATTCGTAATGCTGGTGGCTTTACAATGGCTTGCGGTACACGTTACCACCCTTCAGACGTATACGCTACATGGAAGTCCCAAGAATACGATGTATACGATGAAATGGGTAGTGTTGTGGATCGTCGATCTGTTTGGGAAATTAAAGAACATTGTGTAGAGACAGATGGCGTATTCCTGTGGCCTAAAACAATGAGAACTGATGGTAAGTTCTTTGGATTTGATGCACAAGTTCTTTCACGCATCCGAGCAGAGTATTCCGATAGGGTACAGTTTTATTCTCAATACTATAACGATCCAAATGATCCTGGCTCAAATAGAATTGATAGAAGTAAGTTTCAATACTATGACAAGAAGTTTTTAAGACAGGAAGGAGGAAGCTGGTACTTCAAAGGTAGACGTCTGAATGTATATTCTGCAATCGACTTTGCTTTTAGTATGAGTAAGAAAAGTGACAATACAGCAATCGTCGTTATTGGTGTGGATGAAGAAAACTTTATCTACGTTCTCGATATTGACTGTTTTAAGAGTGATAAGATTTCTGAGTATTTTACTCACCTTGTTCAGCTTCATTCCAAATGGGGTTTTAAGAAACTTAGAGCAGAAATTACAGTCGCTCAAGCAGTTATTGTAAGAGACTTGAAAGATAAAATCAGAGAGGAAGGTCTTACAATCTCTATCGACGAACATCGTCCAACACGGAACGAGGGAAGTAAGGCAGAGCGTATTGCAGCAGCATTGGAACATCGTTACGAGAGTCAGTCTATTTGGCACTATAAGGGAGGCTATACTGATATTCTCGAAGAAGAACTTATTCTGGCTAGGCCCGCACATGATGACGTAAAAGATGCCCTAGCTTCAGCAGTAGAAATTGCAGTAAAACCTAAACGTTCACGAGTACCAGATACTTTCAAAAGTAATGTGGTTCAATTTAATGGTCGCTTTGGTGGCGTATCATTCAGATAATTAAAGGATAAATATGGCTCGTAAAGCCCTTGAAATCAGTAATGCTTTTGGTCGAGACAACCTTGCCAAGTACATCGCAAACACCTGGCACACATATAATTCACAACGAGATGTTCAAATCAATCTATGGAAAGAGCTACGAAACTATGTATTTGCAACCGACACATCTACTACATCGAATAAGTCCCTTCCTTGGAAAAACAGCACAACTCTTCCTAAGCTGTGTCAGATTAGAGACAATCTCCATTCCAACTATATCTCTGCTCTGTTTCCTAACGACCAATGGCTGAAATGGGAGGCCTATAGCCTTCAGGACGCTGCTAAAAATAAGGCTAAGGCCATTGAGGCCTACATGGGAAATAAAACCCGTGAGAGCGATTTTAAGAGGGTTTTTAGCCAGCTTCTGTATGACTATATTGATTATGGTAACGCATTCGCTACAGTTGATTTTGAAGCATCGTTTCGTACCAATATCAATGGAGAACGTGTAGTAAATTACATTGGTCCTAAAACTAAGCGCATTAGTCCTTACGATATCGTCTTTAATCCTTTGGCTTCTTCTTTCCAAGATTCGTTCAAGATTGTACGATCAATCAAGAATATTGGTGAACTGAGGATTATGGCAGAAGAGGAACCAGACAACGCTTGGCTGGCTAACGCCCTAAAGAATCGAGAAAAGATTCAACGACATATGAATGCCTATGGCCTGGAAGACTTCCATAAGGCAGAAGGAATTATGTTGGACGGCTTTGGTAATATGACAGAATACCTACAAAGCAACTATGTAGAGTTTCTGACGTTCTATGGAGACATCTATGATGAAGCCACTGGAGTGCTTGAAAAGGGCCAAGAAGTCACTGTAATCGATCGTATGTGGGTTATTAACAAGCGAGCTATTCCTAGCTGGTTTGGTCATGCTCCAATCTACCATGTGGGATGGAGATTGCGTCAGGACAACCTGTGGGCTATGGGTCCATTGGAGAACTTGGTTGGTATGCAATATCGT